GCTTCAGCACATAGCCGAGCGCCCAGCAAGCGGCCACGACGACGAGCAGCGACGGGTCGATGAGTGCGAAAAGCGTTTCCCAGTCCACGGTCATGCACCTCCTTTCAGGGTGGCCGTTTTCGTCGCCTGGTCCCAGCCGACCTGGAGTCCCAGAGCTTCGCCAATGGCGCGGAGCGGCACGTAGGTCCGGCCGTCGATGATGTATCCGGCACCGATCTCCACGTCGTTCACGATGACGCGGGCGGCGCCGGTGATCTTCGGCAGGCCGTCCGCGGGCGCGGGAGCAGGAACGGGAACGGGTTCATTCACCGGCTCAGGTGTCGGCGCGGGTGCGGTATCAAGCGGCGTGTACGGCAGTCCCGCGAACTGACAAAATCCTTTGATCGCTGCCTCCGCATACGCCTTCCAGTTTTCTTTGACCCGGGCCGCACAAGCAGGGTTATCCACAAAACCATACTCAACGATGACGGTCGATACAGCCCCCGTCAGGCGGTGCATGTAGTAGTAGTCCTGCCCCTTGTCATTTTTCCGACTGAACACCCTCCTGAATTTCTGCCCGGCAGCCACGATCGCGTCTGCGATTGCTTTCGCCATATCCGGCTTTGCGTGGATGCTGTGGATCGTCTCCACGCCTTCCCCGCCGCCGGCGTTGATGTGGTTCGATATGCAGTATTTTGCACCGCTATTTTTGACCAGGTTGGCCCGAGGCGCCGGGTCAAGCGTGATGTCCTTATCCCGGGTAAGCTTAACAGGAATACCCAGCTGCCGGAATCGCTCGTACTGATACAAGCTGATTTTCAACGTGTACTCCTTTTCAATGATCCCATTGCCGGTTGCGCCGGGATCGCTTCCACCGTGCCCGGCGTCGATGATCAACAGCGGTTTTTCCACGTCTTCCTTCGCTCCCTTCTTCACGATCAGCGCCGATCCGAGCTTCCGCCCCCAGCCGGTATCCGCCGGCCACATGTACGAACTGCCACCTCCGTCGCCGTTTAGCGCGTCCACGCATCCGAGGCGCTGCATGATTTCCGCCAGCTCAGACAGATAGACTTCGCCCAGCGTGCGGACCAGCACCAGCTTCCCGTCTGCCGTGATGCCGGCGGCGGTGCGGATCGCCCGGCGCTGCCAGATGTCGCTGCCGGTCTGGTCCCGGCTGATCTCCTCGTGGACGACGTTCTGACCGCCCCGGAGAAGCGGCGGGCTACCCTGCACAGCCCAGATGGCCGCCGGTGGCGCCTTGCCGATGTGCAGCGTGCCGTCAGGCATCATGTAGAGCTCGTCCCGGGGAGCTGTTTTCTCGATGTCCTGCACGACGGTCTTCCCGCCCACGATCAGCCGGCCGATCGGCTTCCCGGCGGCGGTGTCGGCGTAGTTGAAATTGATCGCGAGATCCGCACCTTCCGCCTGGGCGATCTCCTTCACCGTCGCCCCCGGGCGGAAAACGGGCCGGATCTCGTCGGTGCGTGGATCAGCGACGATGTAGAGCGTTTCGACGTAGTGACGCAGGCGCTGTATCATGCACCGCCACCCTCCAGCCGGTCAATCCGGCGATGTGCAGATTTCGCGCTTTCCTCCACCCGCGTCACCCTCTCCGCCAGCATATCGTAGCGCTGACCCTGACTGCGTATCTCCACCCGCAGATCGTCCACGCCGTCGCGGATATATTTCACCGACGCCCGCAGCTCGCCGTCCTCGGCGCCGTCCTCCCGGATCGCTCGGGACCGGCCGAGCCAGCCGAGCACGATGCCGCTGATGGCCGCGGCGGCCGAGATGGCCGCCGTGATGGTGATTCCATCCATATTAACACCGCCCCTCCCAACAAATGAGGCCCCGCTTCAATCAGCGGAGCCTTGATATTCTGCCCCAGTGATGGTTTGGTATTGTTCCGGCGTGATCTTACCGGCGGCGACGAAAATAGCGACTTGCTCAGGCGTATACCTTCCGGCGTCGTAATGGCGTTTCACGATTGTGAACCAATCCATGGCTCAAATCACCCCCTTGCTGACGAGTTCCAGAAGCAACGCGGCCTGTTCCTGTTCAGCTTGTTCGAGTCGAAGTTCGTTTTGAGCAAGTTCGAGCGCAAGCAGGGCGTTTTCTTCCTCCAGCAGTTCCGTCCGTGACTTTGGAGGTTGCCAGACAGCAATTTCTTCTGGCGTCGCCGTTTCGATCCATCCAAGCTCAAGATCGAAGTACGGCTTGCAAAGGTTCGGCGGACACGGGATCTGACGCGACAGGTACACCCTGTAGAGTTCATCATCGCGCTCGACTCCTGATTCTGTCAGCCGATAGTATCCCCGCGCCAGATCATCCGGTATCTCGTCCAGTTCAATCTCCATTCCGCCAGCCAGCCCGCCGATCTCGGCCCATGCGGTGATCACACCGTCCTCATTGGTTTTGACTGCGATCTGCATTAGACCACCCCGACAATCTTTCTGACGTAGAAATTGCTGTTATCCGATTCTATCGTGGCGTTATCAGTTGCATTTCCGGACCATTGCCAAACATGATTATGCGCGATGGTTATCGACGTATCGCTCGTTCGGGACAAGAGTATTTCCACTTGCGTGGCACTTGCAGATGATCCGTTATCAGGTAAGTTGATCCCTTTAATATACCAGTTTGCTGTCTCCTTATGGTATACAACGTGATTTTCGTACCCGGAAAAAAATACTTGCACCACAATGTATGAAAAATCATTCAGGTTGCCTGAAAGATTCAAGATCGTGCCTGCCTGATACGCATTCCCCGACCAGAGCGTTGTACCAGACTTCACGACAGGCACCCATTGTTTCCAGTTCCCGCCTACGCTCCCCCGAAACCATGACCCCAGGTCTGTTTCAGTGGAAACAAATATTTGAAAACCAGTTTCGGAAGTTCCTTTGACCGTTAATACGTTGCCATATCCGTTTGACGCGGGGAAGTCACTGTCCGTTACCCGCATGACAGAAACGCCCAAAGGATAGCTTACAACGGGTTCTGCGGCGGTGTATTGGTTTTCTGACAGTAGGTTAACGTGCTTCGTGGTGTCAGATGCGTGAGCATCTATTTCCTGCTTCCGCGCCACATCGTCCGCCTCAACCGGCGCGGCGGCTTTGAACCGACCTGCCGGGTCCCGCTGAACCAGCGTATTCGGCGTGGCCGCGGACGTGGCGCCGTGGACGCCGGTGGTAGCGGCGGTGTGAGCGGCGAGATTGTCCCGGTTCTGATTGATCTCCTGTCCAATCTGGTTCAGGTCGTCCGGCTTTACCGTATCCCCCATCTGCCAGTCCGTTTTTGCCATCATTCATCACCTTCCTTGACTGTGAGCGATTGGATCATGAGATGGTCCGCCGTGATCGGGATGTTGACATCGTGCGAGCTGATCACGTTGTCCGCCGCGTCTTTCAGCTCGATCGACGTGACCAGTGACACATCCGCGACCGGAATGAGATACTTCAACGCCAGCACGTTGCCTGTGACCTGCTTCACCTCGAAATTCGTGATGACGTACGTCCCGTTCAACACCACTTTGGCAACGCGGCCATCCACATACCGAGCCACGTCATGCAAGAATGATGCGTTGATCATTTCACAGGCACCTCCGGTCCCAATGTTGCGAACGGCGCGGCACCGAGCTGCCACGAGCCGAGCACATAATTCCAGGTGACGTCCTGCATGACGATCGTCTCTACGAGCTCCAGATCATCATTCAGTGCCGTATTCTGCTGATACACAATGTTGGCCGGCTTAATCGTCTTGACGGTATGCTCGACTTCCCGAAAGACCTCAGCATCGTCAATGGCAGCCGTGATGATCAGCAGATAGTTCTCCGGCTCCACCTCAACCAGCGTGCGCCCCGGACCGACGAGTCGATCAAGCTGCTCCTGCAGGAAGCGCACCGCAAACGGCGGTTTCATGGAGTAGCGGTTGATGATCCGGGCGCGCCGGAACTCTAGCGATTCGGTAGCCGGGTTGGCCTGAATGCCGAGCATTCGCTCCCGGCGCCTCACGGCCTCGGCGCTGGCGGTCATCACGAACTGATCGTCAAACAGCCGCTGGATCGCCGTCTCCAGATCGTCCAGCTCGACGCTCTCCGTCGCGGCCAGCTCGGTGAAATCCTTGATCTGCCGGTAGTAATCCGGCAAGTACGACATGATGCGTTCAGACATTAACCGTCACCGCCCCCAGCACTGGGATCTCTTCCGGCCCCAGCGTCACATTTACCGCGCTGCCGTTGAGCGTTGTTCCGGCCACGTCGATGACGCCAGGCACCCCCAGGATCGCCGCTTCGATGAGCGCCACCCGGACAACGAGCTGCGTTTGGCCGGCCCATTCCTTCCGGAGCCCGAGCAGGTACCCCTCAATGACTTCCGCAATCGGCCCCTGTACCTGGCCGACCGTAACGCCGTCCGCCAGCGTCACGGTCGTCGTCACGTCGATCGATACCGCTTGCGCACCGGCAATCGTCACCTGATGGCCGATCGGCGCCATTCCGAGGCCCTGCCCGCTGCTGCCCGGGGGGTCGATGATGTTTTGCACCTCGTCGATCAGCTGCTGGGACGGCGCGCCCCAGTCGGAGGCGATGATCGTACATTTGACCGTGCCGCCGCCCTGCCACGCCGGGAACACCTTCACCCCGCCGACGCCGTCAATGGCGCCGATCTTCATTTTGTAGTCGGCCACGTTTCCACCGAATGCCGGCCGGCTGATTTCCTCGTAAAACCGCTGCCGCAGCATCTCGTCGTCTTCCTCGTCCTCGCCCGGCACGAGCACCGCGCCCAGTTCCGCCCGGGAGAGGCCCGGCACGAACGTGATCGGCAGCAGCGCGCCGAAGTGCTGATTCCCGACCGTGCCGGCCGTCTCACATTCCAGCGTGTAGACGCCGGCGGCGATCCGGGAGATGGCGGCGTAGTTCACGCCCTCAATCGAAAACCGGCTGCCGAGCGGGATTTCGAGCGGCGCGTCCCCGGCGCCGTAGAACCGCCCTTCCCGCCGGGCCCGGGTGGCCGGCCGACGGTGAACGCCAAACTCAGCAGTCCGCCGGCTCAAATATTCGCCACTGGCTGTGTCCGCGAACGACAGATTGTAATTGATGTCGAGCTCAGCGTAGAGCTGGGCGAGCTCTGCGGCCGCCGGTGCCAGGGCATCGTAGATGACCGAGCCGGGCCGCTTGTCTACGCTGTCCGGCACCCGGTCCAGCATGCGCTGCAGGATCGCCTCGTAAGTTTGCGCTTCATACACGTGCCGTCACCTCCTCTTGAAATACTCCGAACGACGACATTACTGTGAACCGGATCGTGGCGGTGTCCCCGACAATGTCGATCTGAAAATCCGTGACGCCCTCGATCCGGTCGTCCTGCGTGAGCGCCTCGGTAATCCGCCGGCGCAGCTCGGACTGTACGAAAACAGGATCCCGTCCGATCAGGTTGGCGAGCTCCACGCCGTAGTCGGTGTCATAGATCATGTGCCGGAACCGTTCCGTCTGCAGGATCTTAGTTACCGCCTGCCGGACCGCATCCAGTCCGTCGATCGTCCCGGCTGCGCGGCCACGGTCGAAGTCCAGCCGCCACGTGCGCGACGGCTGCGTGGTCGTTTCCGTGTTCTGCGTGTCAATGCTTCCGCCTGTCGGAATCATCCGCTCACCACCTTGTCCAAAATCAAATATTTCTGGCCACCCTGGACCCGGAGCAGCACCACCCGGTCACCGGCCTGCAGGCCGGGGCGAATGACGACCGGCTCCGTCAGCGCATCGTCGGTCGTGCCACCGGGTGCGGTGTGCGCGTGCCGCAGGTTGATCTCCAGCCGGGTCAAGGACTCCGGCACAATCAAAAAATCCGCGTCAAGCGTGAACCTCTGATCGACGTTCACCTCGAGCGGATCTGCGCGTGTTACCGTCCCAAACATCACGGCCACCGGGGCGGCGGCTTCCACGGCCGTCAGAGCGGCCTGCCGGATTGCGTTCAGCATGTCAGATCACCTTCAACGTGATGGACATCGTATGATCGGCTCCGTCGAACCGGTGCGTCACCTCGTCCACCATCATCGGCTGATTGATACCGAGCGACTCGATGACGACCGGCAGGTACATGCCGGCGCGCACCCGGATGTCGCCGATAGCCTCCAGTTTGAGCGTGCGCTGCTCCCTGTTCTTGAGCGCAGCCAGTCGGTTCAAAAGCTCATTGATCTGAGCAGCGTTCATCTCCTCATCAACGCTCTCGTACAGCTGGAGCACGCCCCAGCGGGCGATGTTCGCGCTGTCCTGCACCATGTAGACCTCGCGGCGACCTGTTTTCCGGTTGTCGCGGTACAGTTTGATCCGGTTGTACGTGTCGGCGTCGATGTCGCGGCCGTATTCAAACCCGGTCATCAGGCTGTCATCGCCGACGTAAAACCCGGCCTCGAACGTTCGCACGTCCCGCAGCGACAGCGCGCCGAAGTCGTCGAAGAACGCGAAAAACCGACCCGTGGCCGACATGGTGAGCGTGTTGGCCTTCTCGATGATGTCGAGCAGCGTCTGGCCGTCTTCAACCATGGAAGGGATGCGGTAGCCGGTGTCGTCGATTTGGCCGGTTTTGAGCTTGAAGTCGTCTGCAATCCGCTGGATGACGTCGCCGGTGGTGACGTTTTTGAACACGTAGGTATCCTTGTTGAGAAGATACCGGACCTGGTCGTAGGCTTTGATGCTGATCTCGGCGTCGCGGTTTTGCTTGACGTTGAACACGTACCCGTAGAACACGTTGGTGTCGTCCTTCCGCACCCGGACGATATCGCCGTTCTGGACCGTAAATGCCTGGTCCTGGTAGACGCCGCTTCCGATCAGTGTGAAATCCACGCTCGCCGGCCGGCCGACACGGGTGGTCGTCCAGGTCAGGCCCATTGCGACCTCCGAAACGTCCCACACCCGGCCGTTTTTGTTGTCGATGAGCACCTCAAGCAACGGTCCCGCCTCCCGTGGGCAGCTTCAGCACCGTCCCCACCTTCAGTGATTTCAACTGCGCGTCGGACAGGCCGTTCAGGCGCTGAATCTCACGCCACCGGCTGCCGTCGCCGAGGACCTTCTGTGCCACCTTCCACAGGCTGTCTCCGGCGACGAGCGTGTACGTTTTCGGCGG